TTAAGATTATGTCGGCGTTCGAACTTGAACCTATTATGTTGTCATTTAAGGTCAAATTATCGATGGTTGTTGTACCAACCAAACTTGTTGCACCAGTTACATTTAGTGTCGAAAGTGTGGTCAGTGCTGATGGTACCGCTAGTGTCGATCCTAGGCTGGCGGCCCCTGTGATTGTCGCCGTGCCAGTAACATTTATAGTACCGTCAACGATTAGACCATCGTTGATATTGATTATAGTGGAATCGTCGGAACTAAAGGATGTGCCTTGGATCTTTATCGCTCCAAACACAACGGAACCTGTACCGTTGGGCACCAAATTTATGTTCTCGTTTGTCCTTAGACCTTCTATGTTGTTGTCGTTGATCTTTATTGAAGGAAAGGTTACAGATCCTGTTCCTGATGGGACGAAAACTATGTCGTCGTTTGACCTTGTTGCACTGATCTCATTTCCGGCAAAAGTCAGATGCCCTGAGAACAACGGTGAGTTATAAAGCTCTGTGAAGTTATCATTGACTTTGTCCATTGCGACACGAAGAGTGTCACCTGTTCCGTCATTTGCGTTTGTTCCTAGGTTTAACGATTGCTGTGCCATGTTTATACTTCAATTACCCTTCTAACCACTTTAACCACGTGGTCGTTAGTGTTATTTATTGTGCCTCTCAACCTTAAATTTCCACTGTCAATGTCTGCGGATACTGTGATCAAGTCAGTGTGACTACCTGCATGTGCGAATGTACTTACATATGCTGTTGACCCGTCGTGCACCACGTTTGCTTCAAAAAGTTCAAATTTTGATCCAGCGGCATCTACTACCTGCACATTGTATTTGGCCACCCTGTATACCGATGCCGAAACAGAATCAAGTGTTGCTACCGCGGTAGACGTACCTTCGCCTCTAGTGAGGTTTACCCTGTATGCATTTACCGTAGTTGATCCGCCCGAGGTCGAAGTTGCTGAAAGTGTTGTTGTAGATCCAGCGTGTCCAACGGTCAATAAAATTTGATCTGAGCCTTTTGTACTGTTAAGTCCATACTGTGAAATGAATGCGTTTGTTCCATCACTCACTACCGCCGCTTCAGTGATGGATGAATGGCCTTCTCCTGAATTATGGGCAACTATAATGTAGTGTGCCGCTTGGTATGTGCCTGTGCTGAAGGTATCCAGTGTTGTGGTTGAACTTGATACTGTTACCTCTCCTATCACGTTGATGTTTGTTGAACTCCTGTCCGCTTCGTCGTCGGCCAATCTTACCCTGTATGCGTGTACCCTAAGGTTAGGTTCTAATCCTGTGGCCTTAAGTTCAAGATTTGATCCATTAAGGGCCGCCGTCAAACCGATCAAATCATTGTCTCCTGTGTTTACAACATTGTATACTGAAACTGTGGCTGTGGTGCCGTTATGGACTACAGAACACTCTATATTACTGCATTCTGTTTTTGATGCATTGTTCACTGATATGTAATACTTGGCACCTCTGAATGATGCGTGGGCCCATGAGTCTATGACTTCACTTGCACTGTCAACGTCTGTGTTGATTACGACTGCCGCCTCGTCCTCACCAGAGTATCCTGTGGAATCATCATCTCCCAAGCCTATCCTATAAAAAGATAGTGAGTTCTCAGGTGAACTTCCAGTGCCCAATAATCTTACACTTCCACTGTCCACGTCTACGGTTGTGTTTATGTGATTGTTGGTGCCTGTCTTTGCATTGATAGATGTTGAAAGGAAAGCACCCGAATTGTTATGAACCACTGAGTGTTTTGTGACTTCGAATTCATCACTTGCGTCGTCTCTGTTCACCGCAAGGTACCATGCACTGTCATACTTGGATGTTGCCCAACTGTCTTGTACCACCGTGGCCGACTCTATCCTGTCATGGACGCCCACTGCAGTCACGTGATCAATCTCTGTGGTTGTTTGGAATGATATGGTTGTTGAGTTATCTTGTATGTCAGAGATTCCGAGTAACACAGGCGATGTTAGAAAAGTTAACACTTTTGATCCGTCTGTCTTGAACAGTTGTCCTGTGGTGCCATCCGCGGATGGAAGTTGGAAACCATTGATTTGTACGTGTCCTGAACCATTGGCGGCAAATACTAAAGGGTCATTGGACCTATTGGCTTCAACAGTGTTGTCCGTTATGGTCACTCCGTCCGCTCTGATTGTGTTACTTGTGAATGCTATCGAACTGAACGTCCCTGCCGCCGGCGCTGTGCTACCTATGACTGTGTCATCCACAGTGCCTGAAGCCATGGAAACTTTTGACATCTGCACAGAACCTGTGCCGTTGGCTGTTAGCATGAAGTCATCATTGGACCTAGTCACCTTGATGATGTTATCGGTTAAATTTATGCTTGAATCTATTGTAAGGTTACTGACATTGACAACGCCTGTTCCACCTGGTGTAAGGTTCAAATCTGCGTTCGAACTGGTAGAAATGATGTTGTCATTGAAACTTAAATTGTCTATTGTCGTTGCTCCAACGAAAGATGACGCACCCGACACAGTCAGGGTTGATAGTGTTGTACCACTTGTTACATCTAGGGTTGAATTGGCAACAACCGCACCATTGAAGGTTGGTGTGTCTGCAGTTATTGTCCCGTCAACTATAACTGCATCATTGATGTTCATTGTGGTTGAGTCTGAACTGTCTAAAGTTGTTCCGTTAATTCTGATTGGTCCCAATAATACGTCTCCCGAACCACTTGCAGTTATGTTCAGATTCTCATTTGATCTTGTACCTGTAATATTGTTATCATCTATTGTGATGCCGGGTAACACCACAGAACCTGTCCCACCTGGTGTAAGATTTAGATCTGCATTGGAGGCAGTGGCTATGATGTTGTCATTAAAACTTAAATTATCTATGGTAACTGTTCCAACAAATGATGATGCATCAGTTACTGTAAGGGTTGAAAGTGTGCTCACGCCATCTACTCCTAGCGTGGAGTTGACGGTCACTGCAGAATCCAAAGTAGCGGCTCCAGTGTTGATTGTTCCATCCACAACCAAGTTCTCATTTATGTTAACAGTGCTGGAGTCTGTGGCCACTATTGAAGTTCCTGAGAAGCCTATTCCGTCTATGACCAATCTACCCGAACCACTAGGCGTGATTACTAAATTATCATTGGTCCTAGTCGTTTTGATGTTGTTGTCATCTATGGTAATCGCAGGGAAAATCACGGCACCTGTGCCTGAAGGTTTGATTACGATGTCTGCGTTGCTGGCAGTTGTGCTTATGTTATTTTGTATTACGTCTATGTCAGAGAGAACAGCCGTCTCGGCGAAAAGTTCGGTGAAGTTTGCGTTTAATTTGACACCGGCACCCCTGATAGTATCGCCTGTACCATCATCAGGCTGTACTCCGATGTTGATAATTTCCTGGGCCATGTTCTATCCTGCGTCAGCCGTGTCTGCTTTTAGGCTCACCCATGCACCGTTCTCGTAACCCTCAAACTGATTGGTAGTAGTGTTGTAGATGATCATGCCATTTGCGGCAGTGAGTGCATCTCTCTGTGTGGTTGTGAATGAAGCCATTATTATTGGTCTTGCCAATGCAACATTTCCAGTACCTGAGGCGTCCAACTCCAGGTTAGCATTTGATGCCGATGTTGTTATGATGTTGTCTGTGATGCTGATGCCATCATCGATGTTAAGTGTTCCAGTAACTTTTGCTCCGTCTGATGTAGTTTCTAACTTTTTAACATTATCGTGATAAAGTTCAACTGCTCCATCGGCAATACCTTTTACCATAATTTCTGTGCTAGTATCTTTAGAAAGTATCACATTGTTGTCACTCTGCAGGTAAAGACTTCCGGTTCCATCTTCTCGTATTATTGAATGAGTTCCGTTGTGGAATATTCTCAGGTCACCGGAAGTACCAAGTTTTATTTCGTCACTATCATCTAGTGTTAAATTTCCTGTTACTTTTGCTCCGCCTGTTTTTACTCTAAATGTTTCTGTCAATGAAGAGCCGTTATGTGTCTGGAAGATCAATTCGTTAGTTGTGCCGCTTGTGCCATCCATCTTGATGTTGGCCCCATCAGTGCCTCCCGAGCCTTTGAAAGTTATTGCTGGCTGGTTGGCGTTGTTTGTTCTCTTCAGGGTTATTGTTGGGGTAGCGGCTGTTATAAACAAACTGCCTGTAATATCAATCAATCCACTACCGGTGTCGAGAACTTTTGTGCCGTCATGATGTAACTCGACCTCTGAGGCATCTATTATTACTTTTCCAGTGCCACTTGGTGTTATGTTTATATCTGCGTTTGACTCAGAACTTATGACATTGCCTGTGAAAGTCATACCTTCGATACCAACACTCCCTGAGCCATTGCCTGTGATGTTTATCGAGCCATTGGTAACCAGTGATGTTATGTCATCGCCTGAAAACAATATACGATCAACCTCAACGGATCCTGTGCCGTTGGGTTGGAGTTTGATGTCACCATTGGTTGTCTGTGTCTTTATAAGTCCACCGACAAGTGCCAACAGATCTGAGTCGTACAATTCTGTGAAATTGCTATTAACCTTGGTCATAGCGGTACGTAAAGTATCGCCTGTCGCCGGATTTCCTAGTGTTCCTGTGTCTATCTCTAATCTTGCCATAATGTGTTATTCGTATTTATTAAATAGTAATATGTTCATAGAAACGCTTAAAACCATGAAGTTGTATAAGAGGGAGAGCAAACTGGGTACTATGCACAACTACCACAGAAAGAACCTTATCTATGTGTTCAAATGCGACTGCTGTTCAGAGACCTTCATGAGGCCCAAGAGCAAGGTGGACCCTGACCGCGCCTCAAATGACTACAAACACGTGTGCAACAGGTGTGATTCAAAGAAGTTCGCCCAGGCCGTAGGTGTGAAAATGCGTAAGGTTTACAAACTTGACGCCAGTAGCACTACAACTTTATAGTAGTTTCCATTTGATGTCATCACGATGACCGTCAACCCATCTCTGGAGATCGGCGTATATCCCACACTTTATATTTGGCTGGTCAAGGTACCATCTCAAGAAAGGATTGCCCTCTAGGTACTCGCGCCTGTTAATGAAATAGAAATTTGTTTCTGGGAACTTTCTTATAATTTGTCTCAATTGGTACATCCATTCATACTTTAGATAGGCCTTCATGCTTTCCCGGTCAGGATAATTTTTTGAATTTTTGTATATGTTGTTCTGTAACCTGCTTGGTGTTTCCATTTCCCATTGTTTTGCTCCCATTATGTCGAACGCCATGATCACAATATTTTTTATACCTGATTCCGCGGCCAGCAAAATAGCACTACAGCCAGATCCTCTCGCCAGGGAGAAATCATTGGTTTTAACTTTACCTCCCTTTTTAAGATTGCCTCCTCTCCAAACTCTGTAAATTTTCAATCCCAGTGGTACATCCATCACTTTGTCGCCCTCGCAGATGTAATTCCATTTGCTGATGTCGTCCGGACCGTGTATGCTTGGAGACTCCTTGCCGTTGTTGTGCCACTTGGCCAATTCCTCATACATTGGTGGATTGACTGCAACAATGTGATCGCACAGCATGGGATGATCCCTGTAGATGGCATTACAACCATACACCACACCATTGCCTTTGAGTTTTTCTATTGGGAAAATATTTCTTGATTCACCGTTGCCTATTATGAAAGCAGTATCCATTATATGCCAAATGATTCTCCACAGCCACAAGAACTAGAGCTGTTGGGGTTTGATATTTCAAACTGTGATCCAAAAGTCTCCTCCACCCAGTCGATTTTAGTACCGGCCACATAAAGCATGGATGTTTCATCAACCACGAATCTACCTGTGTGCCAATCCTCGACATGATCATGCTCACTAACACTTTCTTTTGTGTCAGCAAATCCCCAGTCGTACTTGAATCCTGCACAGCCACCACCTAGCACTGCTAGGCTGACCGCATACTTGCCCGGATTCTTTTCGAGAAGTTTCTCTATTTGATTTTTTGCTTCATCTGTAATTTCAAATAAGTTCATACTACTAATTATCCTTATTTCTTTCCACTGTTTTTAACTCCAACAGATATCCAAAACCTTGTGGCATCTCTTTCCTTTTCAAAGCTCATGTATGCGTTCTGATGCTCCCAATGGTTCTTCGGATTATCTATATCACCCGCCGGTTCGAACCACCAACCCCACTTACCTTCACAGTGATTTTGACACCAGTCTATACATTCACCCATTACACCGTTACTGTTCATGTCAACGTTGAATTCAAACTGTTGCATGTATCCACAGTTGTCCGGCACTTCACTCATACCAGGCGAGGCCCTCTTTACAGCAATATTACCAAAACTTTTACTCATAGTATCCCATTTTCGTGAGAAGATTTTTGTTTGCAAATAGTGGACCTAGATTGTATCTGTTTTGTTGATCATTGAACTCACTGAAGAATCTTTTGTTTGTCTTCCGGCCGTTCTCTGTATAGGGTTCTCCCAATGCAAAGTGAACCACCTTTGTTGGTTGCAATCCTAAAACTTTACACCAATGCTCCTGCTCTTTTTGATACTTCTCCACCATGTAGTCTACTTTAAAGTGTTCCATCACTGCAAGTCCAAGACCTGCGGCTAATCTGTTAGCAACGTTTTCATCATTGCTTATCTGCATGGGATCATACACTTTATCCCTTGTCATTCTTATAGCCACTCGGCCGTTGGCCACAGGATATGCCTTACTCAAACTAAAGCTCAGAGACTTAATGCATGACCGTGTAAGATCAATTTGTAAATTTTCATAGGTAACGTTGGGCAGATAGATGAAATCTAACATCACAGGAACACCTACCTTTTCACACTCGTCCAACACACTGTCTAATTGTGGGTGCTTGTCTCCTAATCTAGCGAATGGAAAACTTACTATCACGACATCATTCGTTTTGATATCATCATTTTCGATGTACTCCCATTCTATACCCATATTTTTCCAGACCTCCATGTGCCACCAGTATTCACCTTTAAGTATCCTGAACCTCTTATTTCGATGGGTCAGGTAAAAATTAATAAAGTATTCCTGAGATCCCTGTGACAAAGAACTACATTTGAAATCATCTATGCCATTTAGTTGGAACCTAGAGCATTTTTTTAACCATGTAGGGAAATACTCTTCGTATCTTTTGACTATGTGTGGGTCTTGTAGGAATTTGTTAAGTTGAACTCCATTTATAAATTCTATGGCTTCTTTGTCTTTAATGCAATTACCACTAGAAAACACACTCCATGTCTTTGATCTTATTTCGTAAAAATCATTGCTTACAGGAATATTCCATAGGTACTCCCCAGGAACATCTAATTTTTTTTGCACAGAAGCAGTCATCAGTGCCCATGCTATCTTGGTTATTTTATCTTTTTTAATTTCAGACATGCTTCCTCGTAATAGTTATAGCCCTCTTCCCAGTCGGGATCGTTTTTGTTTTTGTCATTATTGGTGCGAAGTATCCACTTGAGTATTGGGGAATCAAAATTAATCTCCCAGTGGCCTTTTGGTCCAAAGAACAAACATGACTCAATGATATCGTCTTGTGAAATATATCTACTTTCCCAAATAAGGTGTTTTAGATCTATGCCATCCACTATTAGACGTTCCAATTCAAAATTTAAGTCCTCCTTGATTTGATTATGATCGTCAATTATAGTATCTCTTCCTTCTTTATTTTCAAAAAATATTTTCAGTGTATTCTGGTCGTTGTCAACGCTATCTAAGATTACTTTTTCCTTTACTTTCCCAGTGTAGAGGTCAGCACCATTAAGGGCAATTCTGCAGATAGGTTGTTTTGCGCCAACACAATTAATATTTTTGAAATAAAATTCTAATTTCATATCATCACTTCCAATTGTCTATTACCCATTGGTCTGCACACTCCATCGGATTTGGAGAACCGTGGAACACTGCAACTTTGTTTCCTTTTTCAATCCGTGCCGGGGTCTTGAAATATTTCTTACCATCTTTGGTTAACAATTTTGTATCTTTGTAACCTACCATCTCCCATTTGTATGATCTGATCCATTCGTCGGGAAACCAGTTTATGTCTTGCTTTGCCCTCTTTGTGATCCAGTCTTGGTCTCCGTGATTTGACTGCATAATTTGTGTAGGGTTGTCTTTGAATTCCGTCCATAGGTAGTTCATAGTACCAGATTCCCATCTCATGCAACTAGAATTTGATGTTTTCCAGTCGTTAATCCTGCACCTGTTGAAGTCCCTTATTATATTAAACTTGCCTGGGTTGTGTGTGAACAAAGTATCGATGTTGTCAAATATCACAACGTCTAGGTCAAAGAACAGTATGTTACCTTTGAGTGGCATTTCCGACGAGAACATCCATAACTTGCTCCACCATGTTTTTATCCATGGATCTTTGGGCAATCTGATCACATCAACGGCTGGGTCTATTCCGGTTGGGTCGTCTGTCAAACAGTGAAATTCATAATCAAGTGTGCAATTTCTTTTGACCATGTTCATCAGAACATTGACATATTCCGAAACATACTTGTTGCCCCACTTAACGCATACTACGTGATTCATATCCTCGCCCTAGTTCATCAATTTGTATCTGTTTCCAGTTGTCGCTGTCTAGTGTGTAAGGATAAACACATTCCACAGTTTCATCTGATACAACTTTTATACTTTTTATATTTAAATTCTTGCCCATGGAGTCATGTATTTTTTTTATGGGAGCATTGTCGCCAAATGTTTGCAGGTCAACCTGCCCCAGTTTAATATAGCCTAGAGATAGTTTAGGGGCATGCCAGTCATAGTCGTTGTCTTTCAACCATTGTCTAAATTTGTCCATCTCTTGTTTTTTGAAATCACTATTTTCTGTTATAGTTTGACCCCATTCTATGTCAAATTCTCCTGAATAATATTTCTGATGATTTATTTCTGAACACAGTGCATCTGTCATTTTAGGCGCATCTTCGTCTCTGAAAACTTCGTACAAGGTTTTCCCCACCTGTGACCAATGCAGATAGACACCACCTAGTTCTCGATCATATCTGTTCTGCTGGAACAAACTGTAATCATCATCGTGGAGGTCGTATCTGGGTGCATTCAAAAAAGTTGTTATCTGTGAAGGTCGCATCCATTCAGGTTCTACTACTTTTTTTCGATCAGTAATGACCCAACTTTCTATTTCATGGCATATGTTGTTCAGTTGTCTTATTGCGTACTTCGTGTCTGTGTCTGCCTGTTTGTACAATTCTGACAAATGCCATGCCGTGCCTTGCAGTTCTTCAAAGTACCTGTGCAATAAATTACAAGACTCGTGTTTCAGCCTGAGTCCGGGTGTTACCGTTGTGTCTCCGTTTACTGCTTTCCCCACAGGAAGACTGCCACTGAACTGGAAATCATCGGGGGAAAAAGGATCTATCCTTTCGTATGTCGGCTCGAAAACAAATGAATTAATTTGATTAATGTTTTTGTTAAGTTCACGACACAGGAAACTAAGATTCCTTTTGGAGTCTGCAAAACCCAAAAAGCAAAAGTTTTTTTCTAGTATCCTTTGATGTGTTAAATTATCCTTAAGAGCTTTAATCCATCTGCCACCTAGGTGTGTGTCGTAAACTTTTATATTGTAAGAAATGTCATTTAGTGTAACTTCAACAGTGTCAGGTAAAAATTTAGTCTTTTCTGTAGATGGCACTGTTGGCTCCGTGTTCCATACACTCCACGCTGTCTACAAAACATCTGCCATCTGTGTTTTCCCTGATCAATTGGTCAGCGAAATCAAATGCATGTTTGGCAAACATTTCTGCACCAACACCATCAAAAATCCTAACCTCGGCTAGGTCATGCTTTTCAAGTTCTTGCAATCTTTCTAACTGTGGGTCGTTTTTATCAAGTGCCATTTTGTGATCAAAGTGATCTTCTAACCATGCCTTTAATGGTTTTAATCCACCAAAGTCCACAGCCCAGTTCTTGTTGTCTAAGTCATTGCAACCAAATGTAAATTTGAAAGCAAGACTGTATCCGTGCAGTAAGTGACAGTGGGAGTGGTCTGCGTTGGGTTGTCTAAACACCGCAGATAGTCCTATGTTGTGTCCGTATGTTTTAGTTGAGTAGTAAGTCATCGTTTCTCCTTGTTTTGATGACTTGCAGAGTGTTTATAGAGGGTTGAAAGTCTTGAGTCCTCTCGATCATCAGTTCAACTTTTTGTCAATCTTTTGATCCATGTCCATCTGGTACGCTGTGTCTCTGATGCGATCCGTTAGTTCATTTGGTATATTTAACTCACCGTCTATAATACTTTTTAAAAAGTGTATCATCACTGTGAATTCATTTCTATTTGACACGGTCTCTGGATCGATGCCATGTTGTTCCATGGCATTCAACATTGCCTCGGACACGTCTACTAGTGCCTTGATGCTTGTTGAGTGTTTGTCAAAGTGTGCCATTATGTGATTATGCTAGGTTTTTTAGGAGTCGCTATCGGGCTGAACACTCGCTTGTACTCTTCTGCTATCTTGTCATTGACGTGTGCTATTGTGATCAACTTATCTATGAATAGGTTAAAGGCCTCGTCTTGTTTGGCAGTGGAGAAAAATGTGCCAAATGCCAATCCTTGTGGACCTTGCATTAGCACAAGTGCTTTTTCTATACTGATGTATGAGTCCGCTTTGCCAGTGAATTTTCCAATGACTTCTTCTCCTGAAGTCAATTTAAGAGTAACTAGATCTCCATCTTTTATTTTATCTAACATATTCTTATTATAAACTATCCTATTAGTTTGTCAATGTATTTCTTTAATTCTTTGTCTTGTACATCAGTCGGAATTTGATTAAAGAAAAATATCTGGTAACTGTCGGAGCCATATTTTCCTATGCCATGTAAATCACTGGCTTCCTTTTTGTCCCATGTGAGATATTGTTCTGTCATTTTTCTTATTCTTTTTGATCTAACTTCCCACATGCCCAACGGTTTCAACATTTGTTGTTGTGTACGCAATCTGCCACGTAAATATGCCTGTGGGCTAGGGTACCTATCAAACAATTTTGGTAAAATTATCTTTACGTGCTTACGATATGTGAGATTAAGACACATTACCCCCACCATGTGCTTCCATTTTTTGTGAGGAGACTTTATTTGCTCTTGCACCATCAGGTGCTCCACCATTGGTTTGATCATACAGTAATTTTATATGAGATTATTTTTTTGTCAACTGAACGTTAATCCACTTGGCCAGTCCCTGGTAAGTGTCTTGGAAAACATTTTTGTTTGCAGTCCATTCTTCAGGCATTTTCCAATTTTCTTCATTTACTATAATCCATCTGCACTCTGAATGTTGGAACAGTTTGTTGAATTGGTATATCCAGTAACTTGGATCCACAGGTCTCTTAATATACGTGTATCCTTTACTGCCCTTGTAAATGTTGTTTACATTTTCTGGCTTGTTCTCTTTGCCAAGACCCCAAAGGTCCATTCCGACTAGGAATATTGCTTTTGGTTTGAAACTCATTCCAACTAGTGCGGCGAACTGTCCGGTACCCCAGTGGAACTGGTCGTCCTGCCTCTTGTCTCCTTCATATGGTAGATTGGGCACACACTTTACGTTGGGCCAATATGCAAACTGTTTGTACCAATTTTCTCTGGTATAGATAGTGGTATTTTTACCAACTGTGTTAGCGGCCTCTTGGCACATATGCTTGTCAGCACAAACCACATATTGTAAATTATGATCCCTAAAAAGAGCATTACAACCAACCATGGTTGTGACACTTTTCAAAGGAGTTATATCAAACCCTCTCCTGCTTTCACCGTTGCCTATTACACTAACATACTTGGTCATAATCTTATTTAATCACCCCTTTAAACGCACACAGACGTCTGCATACTGCTGGTAAAAGTCGAACGGAATAAAGATACACAGATCATTAATTTCCTGTGATTAAATGCCATACGGTGCGATATTTGTCCCAGGCTTTTTGTAGCGTTGGATAATTTCTACGCAGTTCTATCGCTTCTGCTCCTATCATTTCTGACTCTTCGTAAGCGGTCTCCTCGTCCTTTGCTTTCTGTGATTGCTCCACCAAGATCCTGTCACCGTTTGGTAATTGTTCATAAACGGTTTCGCCACCGTCAGGTGAAACATAGATTGGTCGATGTTTTTTCTTTCTCGACATTAGTAATACTTCTTATGATCAGCACCAGGATGAGCATGTCTCATTCCACCTATTTCATCTGAATCGTTTTCGTGTCGAGGAATAAAATGTATGTGTGGCCACATCACTGTCTGTCCTGCACACTCCCCTAGGTTCATGCCAACGTTGAAACCTGCCATCTCGCCTGCCTTAATTTTGTCCTTGCCATACTGATATGCCAAGCCATAAGATTTACCAACGTACTCAGGATTATTTTGCTTTGGAATAAAAAGTTTGTGACCTTTGACGCATGGATACCGGTCATTGAAAACGTAAGTGTAATCTGTTTCTGTGATGGGAGTGTCGTTTCCCATCCAGATGCTTTCATCTACATTGTCAACTGGTTCATATTCTTTCTTGTAGATAGGTTTTTTTGATTGCATTTGTTTCTATTATTCCTATCCTTATATTACTACTATTTGGTTTATGTTGCAACCTTATTTGATCCCACGTCTTGGTTTTTGCAACAGACGGGTTGTATTCGTGAATATTTAATAAGTTGACTAACGCCTTCCTTACCTTCTCCGCACCTCCATGCTTTTTACAGGTATCGGACCTTCCCACGTGTACGATCCTGCTATTAATTTTTATTTTATATACGCAATTCAATCTGACCCATTTGGTTTTGGGTGTTTTGCTGTGTCTTATTTTGTATTTTTCTACTGTGTATAGATCTTGTATTTTGTACCAACTAATATCTTGCATTCTTGACGCCTAACTGTGCATATACTTTCTGTACCTTCCTTGCTTGGAAATAACAGTCTTCGAGTGCGTTGTGTAGTCCTGTTCTCTTTTCGCTAAGGTCTCTTGGTACAAGGCTGAACAGTGTCCTCGAATCTCGGATCTGCCAGTATTGCCATGGCACAGGATGTCCCAGTTGCGAATATAAATTCTGTAGTATGGCATAGTCAAACAACGGGCCTTGGCACCAGAAAACATCCACTCCCACTGACCATTTGTTGACTGTCTTAATCATTGCTTCCAAGGAGATACGATCCTTGTCGCCGAGAGCCTCGTCCATTATCTCAGGATCCTGTTTGCCCCACCAGTCCAGTGTGTCCTGCATAACGTCTCTGCCTATCTCTGTCTGCGAGTCCACGTCCACTCGGAAATACATTCCCTGTGCGGGTTCTACGCTTGTGTATGGATCAAATTTTACACCACCAACGGTCAGGATTGTGGCATTGGGATTTGTGCTTAAAGTCTCGAGATCTATCATTGCGTGGATCATGCACAATTATACTATGGAAATGTGGTAATGTCAATTAGATGCTTGACATCTTGTCTGGATGGGCAAGACTTAAAGTTGGCTTACCGCCATTGTCTATATACAACTTGTATTCTGTGTAGTCATCCTGTGACAAACAGTGTATTTCGCCTGATGAAGTTGTGTATACATCTCTCATGTATCTGCTGACTGGAAGAGCCTGTGCCATACACTCGTCGTAGGTGTTAAATTGTGCGGCGTCAAACACTGCCTGGCAGGTGTCCTCGGCAAAACATATAATCATTACCATAAGATATTTCATACAAATATTTAAATCGGATACTGTGTAAATTAAACTACTACTTCTTCTTTTTCTGCAAAGTGCGTACTTTAGTTTGCAATCGGATGAGATCGTTGTCTAGCAATCTTACCCTGTCTATGAGTTTTATCAGTGTTGCTGAAGTGGATCCAAGTTTTGGCTTGATTTGATTAACGATATAGTTGTATAGATACCATATGAAATAAGCAAGGAAGAACACAGCCACCACTGGAAATCCATAATCATTTATCAATGTTACTATGTCCATCAGTCTTTCCTTGCGTCCACTTTACCGTCTGCCCTTGCAATTCTGTCCGTGTCAACAGGTAGTCCAAGTTGTTCGGACACCTCTTGATCTATCTTCAGTATGTCATTGTTCATGGTCTTGACACGGTTATCAAGTTGTGTAATTACACTCTCGATAAAATTGATACTACTGACAACTGACCCTAGTATGTATTTTATAATAACCATTATAAATGCACCAAGACCCACTGTGGCCGCTATGGGCATACCAAGTTCCGCTACTAAATTCCAAAAGCTCATTATGTGTGTATTTAATGTTTGACTGTGTACACTTTTATTTCTTCGGTCTTGCCTTTGACTGTAATCTGATCTATGTATTCAAAGTCAAAATCCAGTTTTGCGGACTTGAAAGTGTCTTGGCCTATTACAAGTGTTTTACCAAGTGTCTTGCTAGAACTTTCTAACCTTGCCGCTAAGTTTACTGCATCACCTATCACTGAATAATCAAACCTCTGGTCAGATCCCATGTTACCGACCAATGCTTCGCCTGTGTTAATTCCTATACCTATTGCTATGGTTGGAAGTCCTTCTGCCGCCAACTGTACATTAAGTTTTAAAAGTTCTTCCTGCATTTGGATTGCGGCCTGGACAGCGTGTTGCTGGTGTTTAAGATCTTCTATGGGTGCATTCCAGAACGCCATTATACAGTCACCCATGAACTTGTCTATTGTACCACCGTTTGCGATTATGACATTTGTCATGCGTGTAAGGAATCTGTTTATAAGTTTTGTGAGCCCTTCTGGGTCGCCTTTATATTTCTCACTGATGGGTGTGAACCCTCTGATGTCACAGAACAAGAACGTCATGTCTCTTTTCTCTCCGCCTAGTTTGAGTAGGCTAGGATCTTTCTGTAATTTTTTGACCATTCCAGGGTCAAGATAGTGTTCAAACTGTTTCTTTATCTGTTGTCTCAGTCTGCTCTGGGTTGCGAAGTTGTTGTACACTGAATGAGACCAAATCAAAAACACCGACAGCATTGTCCAAGATGGATCCACTAGGAATCCTTTGTTTGCATATGCCATGAATGCCCCATAGGCGACACCACCCTCTATGAAAAATAACAAAGGAACGGCCAACAGCACACTGGTCCTAGGTAGCACTAGTATCAACAGCAACAACAATAATGCCAGGAAAATTATTTCGTATGTGTCTGCCTGTGGTGTTCTGTACAGGTAGTCACCGGTCATAGTTGTGTCCAGGGCCTGTGCTGTTATCATCTGGTCTGTGGTTAGTCCGTGTGGTGTGTACTTCAACACACTCAATCCAGCGGCATCCATTCCCACAACCACTATCCTGCCCTTGATCTTGTCCCCGTGTTCTCCGCTGAATACCTGCTCCACAGAAAGTTGTGTGTATTTTAACGGGTCTGCGTAATTGATGTACATCTCCGCATTGTGATTAACTGGTACACTTGCCTTCTTGCTGACCAACACTGACTCGATACCGTGCTCCTTGGCTACTACTTTGATTCTTTTACTCATGTTAATTATTCTTATGTTCTCCAACAACATGCTTGGATATATCTTATCGCCAACACGTATCAACACAGGCATTTTCCTAACCACTGCGTCTGGTTCTGGGGAGGTCACGTTTACACCTATACCTTTGGCGCCAACAGTCAATTGTGTCAGTGGTGGCACTATACCATTGTACTCATATAACCATGGCAACACGTTGCCTTTCTGGATGATTGGTGTTGTCTTTGGAATAATATTATCATCTTCGTTCTTCACACTCATCATTAAAACTACATTTTTGCTTTCGTTAATGGCAAAAGAAAAGATCTGATCAGTGTCTGTGAGGAACATTCCAAGTTGTTCCCTTACTTCGTCAGTCATTGGAAAACTTTTTAGGTATTCCTTGCCACCCATTCGGTCTGCCTCCGCGAACAACACATTGTAATTCACAAGTACTGCTCCCGAGTCCGTGAGTCCTGCGTGGAACATGGCAAGTATATGTCTAGGCCATGGCCACTGTCCATATGTTTTAAGATCCGATTCCGTTATGTTGACCACCACCACCCGGTCACTGATGTCAGCACGAGGTTGTATTTGTTGGAAATGATCCCAAGTCTTGTATCTCAAAGTCTTTACTGTGTCGCTGTTGTCTATCCTAATACCTGTCAATAAAAGGGCAAACACAATGACCATCCATATGCTTGTGAATATCTTCATTATTTCACTTCCTGTTCAAACACTTCAAAACCTATGTTCAATCCTTCCCAAAGTCCAAAGAACAATGCACCGCCTAGCATCAATACCAAAAGTATTATCGGACTCAATAGCCATAACCACCAATAGTATCTCAATATGCTTTGTTCTTTAGCCAAACGTTTTACCCTGTTGTCCATGAACCAATGCACTATTCTCTTAATAAAACTTTTTATGTGATTGACGAAGAACTTGTTTATTACCCAACGCACTAATCTCATTACGATCAATATTGGAGAACTTAACACATCAAAAAATATTAGGAACATATCAACACTGAAGTCGACTATGTTGTCCGCAGTCATGGCTTTACGCCATCTTTCTCTGATTGTTAGTTTCTTTTGTTCTTCCATATTATCTTTCTTGTAAAGCCATTCCTATGCTGTTGTGGAAAGGGGTGGTAACGTAACTCAATATTGTCCGTTCGCCGGTCAGTATGAACACGTGTACCTGCACACCTGGCACCAGTTTGTACTGCATGTCACCGTTTGAAAAAATCTGCGAGTCTAGTTCTAGTTCTATTTCGTAGTAGGACATTGTCTGTCCTTGCACGGCATCTGGTGATATCCTAATTAGTTTCGCTTCGATAGGTAGGTATGTGAACGCTTCAGAACTTGCCAACTTAATCTTGGCCAATTGTCCGACTTCAATGTATCCTCTGTCTTTAACTTGCAGTTGTCCTTGCACTATTAGTTTTTGATCCAGTGGTACAAGTATGGCAAGTGCATCTCCTTGCTTGACAACAGATCCTGGATTTTTGAAAGTTAGTTCTTGTATTCTTCCATCGATGTTAGCTCGTATGTGGTACGGCTCATATCCAACTCCTGGATTGATCGTGATTATGATATCACCTTTGTTTACTATGGCACCTTGCTTGTAGTGAACTTTAACAATCTCTCCTGTGACCATTGTACCTAATTTGGTTATGTTCTTTTCCGGTATAACAAGTCCGTTGGCCACTGTTGTTATGTCAACTTTGGCGTGCCATGCCCACACTAGTAGCACTGCGAATAGGCTTGTCAACAAAACAAAAAATTTATTGTTTGATGAAGTTATAGATTTCTGCTGTTGCTCGGTCACGTCTTGCTATCGCCTCCTTTGCTTTGGCGTATTTGTTGGCACCTTGCAGTGCCCTCGCCGCCAGTATGTTTGAACCTATCAGTAGTCC